CTTCAAACACTGTGATTCCGAAATCAACCAAACCATTACATCTGCGGCTCCCGTACTTGCTGCCGTGTCCCTGCAACGCCGGTGTGGTCATTGCTAGCCAGCCGGGGCCGCCTGCATAGCTGTGGTAGTGCACATGCGAGCGGATGATGACGTCAGCCCTCGGAGCCAGCTCAGCCTCAGCCCAGAGCTGGTTCCAGAGGTGCTCCTTCGCCACCGCTGTATGGCGACCGTGTGGCACCGAGCTGCTGCCACAGTGGTGCTTAAGGTCGAACACGACGCCCTCCACGTCCACCCACTCATGGCTTCCGATTTTGGCATTAAGGTCAGCAGCGACCTGGTTCTCGAAGTCCTCGGCGTCACCGGTATGCGATGACGTGCCGTAGGTGCAGACGACCTTTGTCTTGCGGCTGATTCCAACCCGTGCAGCAACCACAGCCATCTCAGCCTGCTCCTGCCGGTCGGTCGTGGTTTGCTCGGTTCCGCCGCTGCGGTAGCCGCTGCCGTCAATCGCGTCCCCGTTCAGGAACATCACGTCGTATGGTCCATGCTTCAGCACTTCGCGTTTGTAGAAGTCCCAGCACGCACGCTGAACGGTGGCGTATTTCTGCCGCTTAGTGCGCGAGTCGTCGTCGTTTTTCTCGGCGAGCCACCAAGCTGGCGGTGTAAGCCCGACTAGGTGGCCGCAGTGGAAGTCGCTTAGGATTAGTATTCGTTTCATAGTTTGTTTGTTTCCGTTATTCCGCATCGTTGTTCGCGTATCTCTCGGCTGCGCTGTTCATCTCGGCACCTGCCAAGTTGAAAATCGGGTCCAGTTTGCTCTTGAGTATGTTGACCTCGCTAAACTCACCCATGCTGGCACACTTGCGTGTAGACCAGGCCATGAGGATGATTCCAACCTTCGCCAGCGTGTTCTGTTCCTGCTGAATCAGCTTCACGAAGGCGTTGTTGCTGTTCAGTTCCACAACTTGGGTTTTGCTCATGTCCACCACGTTGCAGATTTGCAACCCATCCAGTGGAACAATCTTGAACCCAATGCACTTCTTCCTCGGACCTCCGTCTTCAATATACCTTCCAGGCCTTCCGTCTCCAGTCTTGCTCCGGCGCTTCCTTGAACCTTTACCTGTAGGCTTTGCACCTTCTCCGTTTGGGTTTCTGGGAGCACTGTTCCGGGTGATGACAGCATCAATGCCGCCGTTCAGGATGTCGTTGATGAGCGCGTCGTGCTGGGAGAGGTCCAGTTCCTCCAGCATGTCAGCCGCAGAATCCAGGATTGCCTTGGTGTGGAGCTGGTAGATGTAATCCAGCAACCCGGCCATGTCTTCGATTTCGTCCTTGTGCGTCGTCAGCGTCCACCTGTTGTCACCTGCATCGTCAACCTCGACAACGAAGCAGAACGATGAACAGAAGCTGTCGCCGGTTCCATGCTGCGTCACCTTGCCGTCACCCACCAGCCTGCCTCTGTAGAACACGTTGTAACCGTTCCAGTGCTTGCGCTGCGGGTCGTCGCTCTTGTAGATGCCGCCGCGCACACGAACCGGCTTGCCGTCGTATTCCATCGTCACGTCAATCTGGTTGATGAATGACGGGAACGGCACAGGCTCCAGTGGCGCTCCGTTTAAACGGATGCAAAGACCGTTATTGATTGCAATAGAGTATGCGCGACGAACAGAGGTGAGCGTCAGGCTCCCTTTGTATAGGCGGCGAAACCCGACAAGTTCGATGGACATGCCGCCGTTATCGTCGCAATCAACCAGCCGCATGGTTGGGTTCTGCTCCAGCCAATCAACCATCAGGCACTTGCCATGGCTCTTCAGGTTTGTGCGATTGCTGAACTTGATGCAGGCGGCTTTCATGCCGTAGCCATAGCGCCCAATCTCGTTCATCTTTGAACTCATGCCTATGGTCATGGCGGTGAAAAGGTCGTCGCAGCCCTCTCCATTGTCCGCAATGGTAAGCGCACCATCTTCGCGCTCATAGATGCTGACCTCAGTGGCGTTCGCATCAACGCTGTTGTCCACAATTTCCATGATGGCTTTAGGCAGCGTTAGGTTCATGTTCCTGACAGCAATCACAAGTCCGTCTGTGTTTGCTGTGAACGGCATGGTTTGTTCACTCATTATTCCTGTCCTCCTTTTTGAATCTGCTGGTTGATAAACGCTACGACCTGGTCAATCTCGTCTTCCGACAAGTCCTTGATGAAGCTCTTCCACCTCCTAGCTGCCAGAACCTGAAGCTGCTCCACAGTCCGCTTCACAGGCTCGGCCTTCTCAGCCGTCTTACCTTCAGCTTCCGCCACAATCTCCTTCTTCGACCGCTTCTCTTTTCCGGCGATGACGGCTTCCTTGATGCCGAGCTTGTTTACAGCTCTGGCGAACTGCCCATTGCCTTCGACCGTTCTAGTTGAGACTCCCATCTGCTTAGCGATTGCTGCCGCGGTCTTGCCATCTGAGGAAGGAGCGCAACTGTTGCGCTCCTTCCTGCTGTGTTGATTATTTCCGTCCGGGTTGGGTGCGGTTCCCTTCACGAACTTCGCATCCATGCGCTTGCGGGTTTCGAGCAACTCGCCCTGCAGGTAATCACGGGTCTTGCTGTCGATGTTGCGCCGCCCTAACTGGTTCTGGATGATGAACTCCAGCGCGTCATCCTCATCCGCGAAGAACTCCTCTTTGACCTCGAACGGTTGCTTGTTCTGCGTGGCCCAGGCGTAGCGGTTGTGTCCGTCCACGATGATGTCCTTGCCCTGCCATACGATGATGGGGTTGAGCATGCCGCGACCCAGCAGGTCACGGTGGAGCAGCTCCTTCTCTGCATCCGTCAATGGGCGGCAGATGTCTCTGAATTTAGGTTCGATGCTTAGTGTTCTCATGTTTTCCTTTCTAAAAATTACCCACCGCGCCATGCGCCAGCTTCAGAGAGTCCCAGTCACTGTTGCTGAACCGTGTGCAGTCCAACCCCTTTCCTTTCTATGGTTAGGTTTGGTCACGGTTTGCATGGCGCGGTGGAGATTGTTTTCGGCGGCGGGACCGGGGTCTGTTCCGGTCGCTGGTTTAAGTTTAAGAGTCTTTTCCATCTCGGTAGAGACGCCGCCAAAAGTGGTTTCAGTCCTTGTCACAGTCTCCGTCACAGCAGCAGTCGTTGCACCTGTTGCAACGTCCGCCCCAGATGATGCCGCCCAGTATGGTTGTGGCTCCGAGGCAGGCGCAGATTAAGAACGTGGTCATCATCTCATTGCCTCCTCGCGGACGTCGTTCTCGACCATGTTCACGCATTGCTCAAAAGTTGCGGCGGTCCATCTCCGTTCGTCCGTTGCACACCACACGCTCCATTCATCGCTTACCTCGATTGTGACGCCTACGTCTGTGCGGTGCTTCCACTTGCCGTATTGCAAATACCAGCTGCCGGGCAGGAGTGCGTCCAGTCTCTGTGTGAGTCGTTCGTTCAATTCGTTGTTCATTGCAGTTGTTTGGGTTGGCTGTTAATGGTTGCAAGTTCAGACCTAAAACAATCGGCACAAATGCCGTGACTTCCAGTAGGTTGGCCCCAGGTGCAAAAGCGGATTCTGTGGCCGGAGCCGCCTTTGACGTAGGTGCCGCCGCACCAGCTGCATGTCACCAGCTTGCGGCTGCGCAGACCGCGCAGTAGTTCCCGGAGCAGCTGCACTGTGACTCCGATTGAGACGACAGTGCCTAGGACGATGAGGTAGAGGACGGCGACCGGCACTGCCATGACGAAGGCTGCGAGTTTCATTTCAGGCTCCCAAAATTGAGGGTTGAGGTTTTGTCCAGACCGCGCCGTTCCAGCCACGCATCGTAAGCTCGCGAGACCTGCCGCACGGTGTCGCCGCATTCGCAGAACAGGGCAGGTGTTTCTCTGCGCTTAGGGTTTCTCTGCTGTTTTTCCAGTTCCCGGCACCGCTGGCAGACCCACTCGCGCCCACCTGAGCAGCGGATGGTTCCTGGGTTACCGCACTCGCACTCATGATTCCGTTTTCTCGTTTTCATTGTCTTTGGTTGTGAATCCTAGCTCCCAAGCGTGAATGATTGTTAATCCTTGCAACTCAGGAGGCAGTTCAGGGTCGATTCCGGTGAAGACGCTGCCGCACTCCTCGCAATGGTCGATGCCGCTTCCGTCACAGAACTGGCACTGTTGTCGTTGCTCCATAGGTTTATCTCCTCATCTAGTTCTGCCTCCTCTAGCAGTCGGCGTTGGAGTCGGCGGCTGGGGTGGCGTTGGGTTTGGGTTTTCATTTGTTGACAGTGGTTAAAAGAGGCTTAGTGTGCGTGTGCTATGAAAAAAACAGTTGCAAAGACTGAAACTAATGCCGCCGGTCGGACCTACGTTGGCCGCGGGATTTCGATGCCCGGCGAGCTTTGGGAACGGATTGACCGCTACGTGCATGAGGCGTATCCTCGGTTTGCGAATGTGAGCCACTTCCTTCAGGTTGCGGCTTACAGTGCGATGAAAACTGAGGCAGCTCAGAATGAGCCATCCAAAACAAACTCTGGTCGAGACCGTTGAGCAGCATGTGACGCAGCATGGTTCGTGCGTCTGTGCCGTCCAGCTCGTAGGCCACGTCCAGCGCCAACGACAAGCTAGTACCCGTGTCGTGGTTTGTAAGACAGGTTTTGGTGGTGTGACAATTTGAGTTATATTTAGTGTTCATCTGCATCTCGTTTGTGTGGTGTGGTTTATCAAACATCGCACAATGTATGGTATATTCAAGCCAATCTTATGACTTACCGTTTTGTAATACAAATTGCTCAATCAGAACACGGACTTGAGCCGAAGTGGAGCGACCGTTCAGGTAGGATTTGTAAGACAGCTTTTGGAGCAGAGACACTGGAATGTGTGATGAAACAACTGTCAGCCTTTCACCTGTTACTCTGTCCTGTCGTTGAATCGCTCTACCTGCTGTTGCTCTCATTGCGGTTACACGATTATGAAAAATGTCTTACGAGCGCAAGCCTTTTTACGCATCTTTTCTCATTGTAATCTTAACCAAATACGTAAAGTGTTGTAGTTATGAAAGTTAGAGACGGAAAAGTTTTGGTCAATTTCTGGCTAAACCAGGAAGACTTTGAAGCGGCAGAGAAACTGCGGGAGGTTCTGCACCTGCGCCGCAGCGACTTTTGGCGGTTCCTCCTGAAAGAGATGCGGCTGAAGATGGGCAAGCTCGGCCTGTGATGCTGCCGCTACTGGTCCACCCGCCGAAAACCCTGCTTCCACAGCACTTTCGCAATCGCTGTTGCTGCCGGATAAACGTCCTCCTCGCCCTTGTCTGGAAACACCTCGTGCAGACATTCGTGTATGAGAGTGTCCAGATAGTCGAACGGGCACTGTCGCGGGTCCACTTCAATCACGCCGTCGCCGTAGCTTAGCCCAACTGCGCCTTCGCGGCCTAGCTTCCGTTCTACGACTCGGATTCGTTTTCTCACCACACGCCCTCCGGGCAGTGTTCAGCCTCTCTGCATAAACGTCGGCAGCACTGCTTGCTGATGTTGCACGCTTCAAACGCTTCGTTGTAGTTGCTGCACTTTTTGCACAGCACCATGCGCACTGCAAACCGCTCCAGAGTGTGTCCCTGCGCAGGTTCGCTGTTCACCTCGTGCCGCCACAGGTTCTGCACCCGCACACGCCTGCCTGTGACTCTGAACATCATACCAGCGGCACCTCCACCCAGAACTGGTCTGTTAACAGCGGCGTGTATGTGATTTCGTTTGAAGCCGCATTGATTCGTGGGCCAGAGGCAATGCGTGCGTCGAAGGGCAGGGGAGGGTTAGCCCTGAGCCACGTCCCGCACGGCACAGTCTCACATGTCACTGTCTCTGTTGCTATGGCGTCCCAGCACCAGAAGCTGGTTCCGCCGTCATCTGTCCACACGCTGGTGAACCCGCTGGAGTTGTCGCAGTACTCCTCCGAGCCAGGCGCACGCTTGCTGCCTTTTCGTTCTGTATAGGTTGTGCGGCTGACTCTGGCTATAAAGCCACCAAAGTTGTTTTCCATCAGCTCCTTCACACCGTCAGGCAGGCAGTATTCCCACGCCGTGTCCCAGTAGATGCGATGCATGACCCTGTCCTCTTCGCAGTGGATGCCGTCAGGGCTGTAGTTGGACTCGATGCTGCGCCGCACCTGCTTGGCTCCATCTAGCCAGCCGTAGCTGCCGAACAGCGTGTCAGGAGCAGGCCCGGTCACGTTGTCGAGCATACCGTTTGTGTAGGTCAGGTTTACGTCAGCGGTGTAGTTGTCATACTGGTATTGCAGCTTAGTCGGCACCGGAAGCCGCGCTTTTGTGAGCAGGTTGAGCATGCGTGAATGCCTGTTGAAAGTGTCTGCATAGATGTTCGTGTTTGGCATTGGACCGAAACCCTCTGGAACATCGTCTCGTGCTGCGTCTCCTATGAATCCAGTCCATCTGGTGCCGTTTGCTTCGTATTGTAAATTTTCCCATGAATAATCATATAGTGTGCCGTAGTCGCTGAATCCGACCGGGTTGTTTTCGCAGACGTGTCGCAGGCTCAGAGCCTCATCCATCCAGCCCTCACAGCCTGCCCGCAGATACAGGTCCAGTTTCTGGTGCTCGTCCACAGTCATGCGCGTGTCCCAGCTCTGGACCGTGTCGTTTCCGTCGTCGTATGGCTCGTTCTGGAGCGCGACCAAGAATACGGTAGGATAGCAGGCACCATAAACGTCAGTCGGCGTGGTGTAGCCTCCGTAGTCGCCCAGTGCAGCCAGCGGGCACTGCCAGTGACCATTGTTTAGATGCACATGGTATGACCGAAGTGCATTGTCTATTGTCCTGTAGCCGTTCAGCCCTGTCAGTTCGTCCTCTAGGTCTGTGACTGTGCTTGGCTTGGTTCCGCCCAAGTCCCACGTCGGCGCGGTAGCTGACCATGTTGCCGGTGCGTCAGAGTGTGTCTGGAACCTGCCGCTGAACGTGATTTTGACGATGTCCGCGTCCCAGTCATGCACCACCGCAGACTCCACCTCAACCGGCGGCTCGTAGACGCGGCAGCTCTTGCGGAATCTGGTGCCGTCCACCATGTAGCGCGTGTCGTGGTTCGCACCTTCCACGTATCGGTATCCGGTCGGCGCTTCCGGTGCATAGAGTGCGGACTGGGCGCGTGGGTTGCCTTTTGTCGTTGCTCCAGTGGCAGAATCCACTGTCACCGTGTAGTTGTAGCTGACAAATCCAACGAGCGCCGCCGGAAAATCGTTGCTCTTGAAATGGCACCGGTCGCTGAACGCCCAGTAGTCGGAATACGCGCTGGGTTT